ACTATGAAGATTTCAGAAGAGTATGGACAGGATGCTGGAAATACTGCTAGGGAATACATTATTAAAGATGTTATGAATATAGAAAATGAAGAAGAATATATTAACTTTAATCTAAAAGAAGTTAAAAGAAAGAAAATTATTGAGAGTATTTATGATAATAATAAATCTTTAGTAAACACAATAGGTGATGAAAATGTTTGAATTAGTTCAGACAAATTTTAAAGATACTAAAGTACATGAAAGTAATTTACTTGAAGATGATATAACAGATGTTATTGATAGTTATGATAGTCTATTTCATTCTATGGGATTTACAACTGTTGTATCCGTGTCTAATCAAACAAAACTTCCAATTATAAAAGTTGTTGACAATGGTAGGATTTGCGCTAAACTCTGGTTCAGAAAGGAGCAGACACATGCAGACTCTCAAAAGTCACATGGAGCATACTAACAGTACGTACATAAAGAAAACAGCGTGTACCAACTGTTCGTCGTCAGACGCAAATGTTCTATTTAGTGATGGCCACTACTATTGCTTCTCTTGTAATTCATATACACCGCCATCTGGAAACAACAATACGGAGTTTCGTATTCCAATGTCCAACCCCTCTAAAAACTATGGTAAGCGTGAGTGGAGCCTCAATGCCCTAACTGATCGTAAGATCAAAATCGAGACGGCCAAGCGTTATAATGTTATGTCTGAGCTTTATGGCTCAGATGTTAAGTTTCATTCTTATTCGTACTATACGCCATCAGGTGAATATGTAGGCTCGAAGATACGTGACGTTGACACCAAGGACATGTGGACTGAGGGTGATACCAAGTCTGCTGGGCTATTCGGTCAGCATCTGTTTCCTAAGAAAGGTAAGTTTATTACGATTACCGAGGGTGAATGCGATGCGATGGCAGCTTATGAACTGTTGGGTTCAAAGTTTCCTGTGGTGTCAGTTAAAACTGGTGCAGCCGGTGCAAGCCGTGACATTAAGCAACAGCTTGATTACCTAGATACGTTTGATACAATCGTCCTTTCCTTTGATGACGATCCAAACGGCAAGAAGGCTGCACGAGACGTAGCATCCTTGTTTGAACCGAAGAAAGTTAGGATCATGAAGATGAATGCGTCTGATGGTCTAAAGGACGCAAACGATTATCTACGTGCAGGGAAGTTTGAAGAGTTTAACAAGTGCTGGTGGAGTGCAGAAGTATACACTCCCGCTGGCATCATTAACCTTGCTGATCTAGGTGACGATCTTTACGATGATGGAGATCAGGAAACTTGTATGTATCCTTGGGAAGGTCTTAATGATAAGCTTTACGGTATTCGTACTGGTGAGCTTGTGACATTCACGGCTGGAACTGGTACGGGTAAGTCGAGCATTCTACGTGAGTTGATGTATCATGTATTAACTAATACAGATACAAACATTGGTGTTCTGGCTCTTGAAGAAAACGTAAAGCAAACTTGCTTTCACCTGATGTCTGTCCCGGCTAATGATCGTCTATACCTAAAGGAAGTCCGTCAGGGCTATGGTAAAGAGCAGCTAAAACAGTTTGAAGAAAAGACAATTGGCACTCGACGTTTCTTTGCGTTTGATCATTTTGGATCAATCAGCAACGAAGAAATTTTGCAACGTGTCCGCTACATGGTGAAGGCTATGGACTGCCGCTTTATCTTTCTAGATCACCTGTCCATTCTTGTCAGCGGTCAGGAAGAGGGTGACGAGCGTAGGTCAATTGATTTGCTGATGACCAAACTACGGTCATTAGTAGAAGAAACAAATTGTGCTTTGCTTCTTGTTTCGCATCTACGCAGGACTTCTTCCGACAAAGGCGCAGAGGATGGCAAGGAGATTTCCCTTGGGCATCTACGTGGCTCGCAAGCCATTGCCCAATTGTCTGATGCTGTCATTGCGCTTGAACGCAATCAGCAAGCGGATGATCCCATTGAAGCGAACACAACGAAGGTACGTGTTCTGAAAAACAGATATGCTGGTGACAACGGTATCGCTTGCTCATTACAGTTTGATAAGAAAACTGGTAGGCTAACTGAGATTGATCCTGAAATTGAAGTTGACTTCAACTACCAGAATGAGTATGCTTCCCTTTACGGAGAGGAACCACATACAAAAGCTTAAAAGGAGTTTGACATGCGAGTAGTGGCAGACATTGAAACAGATGATCTAAAAGCTACAAAGATACACTGCATTGTATGTAAGGACATCGAAACAAATCAGATTTATAAATTTTATGGTAATACTATACACGATTTTAATCAGTTTGCTGCTGGCGTTGAACATTGGATTGGGCATAACTTTATCTCTTTTGATGCTCCGGTGCTTAACAAACTTATGGGATTGTCTATTCCAGTAAGCAGGGTAACAGATACTCTTATTTTATCTCAGATGGATAAACCAGATAGAGAGGGGGGACACTCCCTCAAAGCCTGGGGTATCAAAGCAAACTCAAATAAGATTGACTTTCATAACTTTGAATATTTTACCGAAGAGATGCTTGAATACTGCATTCAAGATGTCAATCTTTGCCATAAAGTTTACAACTTTCTAATTAAGAAGATGTCTAAGTTTTCTGAACAGTCAATTCGTATGGAGCATACCGTCAGGTATCTTGTAAACGAACAGAAAACAAATGGATTTAGTTTTGATTTTCCAAAAGCAAACATGCTTGTAGCTTATCTAGAACAGGAAAAGATAAAGGTTGAACGTGAAGTTCACGAAACAATGAAGCCACTGCCCGTATTTCTAAAAGAAATCGAGCCTAAGTACAATAAGGATGGACAGCTTTCTAAATCCAATTTAAAAAGATTGGGCGATAATATGGATTACGTTGCCGGAAAGTTTTCTTTAGTTGATTTTCCTGATTTCAATTTAGGTAGCAGACAACAGATTGCAAAGCAACTTATCTTCAAAGGTTGGAAGCCATCCAAGTTTACCGAAAAAGGTAACATCATTGTAGATGAAGAGGTTTTGGAAAAAGTCAATTTTCCTGAAGCCCAATTGATTTACAAATTCCTTTTATTGCAGAAGCGAATTGCACAAATTAATAATTGGATTAATGCATACGATCACGATACTGGATGTATTCACGGCGAAGTAATTACTGTGGGTGCAAACACAAATCGAATGACGCACAATTCACCTAACATTGCTCAAACGCCAGCATCGTACAGTCCATATGGAAAAGAATGCCGTGAGTTGTTTAAAGTACGCTCCACTGATCGTGTCCTCGTTGGATGCGATGCTAGTGGATTAGAATTAAGATGCCTAGCCCATTACATGAATGACCAGTCCTTTACCAAGGAAATTTTAGATGGGGATATTCATACTGCCAATCAACAAATGGCTGGACTACAGACCCGTGATCAGGCTAAAACATTTATCTACGCTCTTATCTATGGCGCAGGACCAGCTAAGATGGGCAAGATTATCGGCGGTGGTAAAGTTCAAGGTCAGCAGATGCTTGAAATTTACTTTGAGAAGGTACCAAAATTAAAACAGCTTATTGATAATGTTCGCAGGTCTGCATCATCTGGATACATAAGAGGCGTAGACGGTAGATTATTTAATGTTAGATCAGAACACGCTGCCTTGAACCTTTTATTACAAGGCATGGGTGCTATTGTTTGTAAATACTGGCTTATTGATATTATGAAAAATGTCCATCTAAACAAATTAGATGTAAAGCTTGTTGCGTCTATTCACGATGAATATCAGTTTGATGTAAACAAAACTCATGCAGATTTATTTACAACCATAACAAAGAAAGCAATCAAGAACGTCGAACACATGTTGAACCTCAACTGTCCTCTTGATAGCGATTTTAAAATTGGAACAAATTGGAGCGAGACTCACTAATTGATAGGTGATAATAACTGTAAGTGTAACGAAGTGAACTTACAGATTATCACTATCATATGTAGTACAAACAGGAAAATGAAACTGAACATTGGAAAGGCTATGGACTTAGCTGAGATATGGGCTAGTCTGTCGGACAGAAAAAAGCATAAGACAGGATGCGTCATTCTGGACAGAGGAAACAGAGTTATCTCTGCCGGGTCTAATTCAGACAAGACGCACCCCACACAATGGCGATACGCTCGAAAGGCAGGTAATGAAAAGGCATGTCATCTCCATGCGGAAATAGCCGCTATTATTAAACTCAGAGACGATGACCAACCTTATTCGATATTTGTGACGAGGTTGCTTCGCCACAATAAAAGAAGCATGGCTAAACCATGCCCCATATGTCAGGCTGCATTGCTTGATGTAGGAATATCACAGGTCTACTTTACAAATAAAAATGGAGATATTGAAAAAATGTATTGACATTGATTTTGAAATGTAAGATACTACACAACATCAAGACAACAAACCATTCATATATGAAAGGATTTATAATGAACCGTACAAGTGAACAAAAAGTTTTATCTGCGCTTCGCAAGCGTAATCGTGTAACTCGCAAGACTGCCATTGAACATGGTTGGTGCGAAAATCTAACTGCCACGATTTCTGATCTTCGCAAAAAGGGTTTTGTAATTGATGCAGTATATGCAACTACACCAGAAGGCTCTGGCTATACTCGTTACCGCCTAACTTCAGAACCCCAGCTTAACGCAGCTTAATTTTATAGAAAGGATTTTTTACAAATGAGTATCATTCAAGGAACCGCTTTTTGGGCTTCGGTAACCCAGCCAAACACTAAGTTCGAACCCGTTTGGAGCATTGACGTATGTAACCTATCAGCGCAAGCTAAAAAGACGCTCAAAGCTGATGGCCTATCAAGCAAGATTAAGAACGATCCTGAGAAGGGTGACTACATTACAATTAAGCAGAAGGTACATCGACGCGATGGAACGGAGTTTGAAGCTCCGAAGGTAGTTGATGCCATGAAGCGTCCATTTACCGCTCTTATCGGTAATGGCTCTACTGTCGCTGTAAAGTATTCAGTACGTGATTGGGAGTACGCTGGAAAGTCTGGCGTTGCCGCTGATCTAAAGGCAGTACAGGTTATCAATTTAATTCCTTATGGTGACGACGAGGATTTTGACGTTGTAAGTGGTGGCAATCTAGATGATCTAGATGACATTCCGTTTGATGACGTTCCCATGACTGCGGCTGGTTAAAAATTAGCAGTCATTAGTGGCATGGGGGGATAGGGTTTTGATACTCCTTTTACCTGTCCCCCCATTACTACATCCAAAAGTATCCAATTAGGAATCCAATATGCCAACCAAATCAAAAGCTAAAAAATTAGATACTTTGGTTGAAGATATTTATGGTGTTTTTGAAAACTACGTAGAGCCTTCC